TTCTTTATTTTCTCTCCATTTTGTTTAAGTTTTTCCTTATCAACTTCCTTTTGGTGTTCAAATTTTTCTCTTTCTAATTGAGATTTACTTTGTTTTATATCAGTATCAAGACCTTCTCTTGCTAATTCAATAAAGTCATTAATACCATCTTCATCTTTATCTTGGTCTGGATTAAATGAAGCACCAACTAAAGTACCTTTAATAACTTCTGTTTTTCTTCTTTCAGTTTCTTTTAATACAATAAGTTCTTTTTCTTCTTCATGTTTCTCTCTTTCTCTTTGTCTAACTTTTTCAGCTTCTTGTGCTTGTGCTTCCATTTGTTGCTGTTGCATAGACTGTTCATATTCTCTTCTGCTTTGTTCAGCAGCTTTAAGAGTTTCTTCAGCTTCTACAATACCATCTTGTCTAATTACAGATATAATATCAGATAATTCAACTTTTTGATTTTGCATTGCAGCATGAGTTAATTGTCTTATTAAATCTTTAGCTTCTTCTGCTTTGGCTGAATTAGATACAAATAGACCTAAAGTAGAATTGTCTAATAAACCTACATCTAACTTTAAATTTCTTACTGACATATCATCTAACACATAGCTTAATTTTTTAGGTTGATTTTGTGAGTAAGCTATTTTTGCTGTTTCTAATAATGCTTGCATTACATTCTTCTTTACATGATTATGTAATTCAAAATATAATTCAAGTATATGAGAAGATTGTATCAATGATTGTTGAGTATTTCTAACAGCATCATTTGGTCCAATTTGACCTTCTACCTGTTCTGTTATACCAACACTTTTACCAGCTTGTAATCTAAGATATTCAGCAATCTCAATATATTTTTGTATATCAGATACTAATGATAAATCAATAACTTTAGCAACTGTATTAGCATCAGCATAACTTGTACCCTCTTCATTTGGGTCATACCACATATAAGGAGTACTTTCTAAAAAGTATTGCCATTTTTCAATATCAATACCTGCACTATCAGGTATCATATTAATATTCATTAATACTTTTTTACCTTTATCAGATGCTAAAAGTAATTCAAGTCTATACATTACTATATTATAATAGTATTGATAAACTTTTAATCTATCCATTAATGAAGTCTCTTGAGAGTTCATATTATCATAAATAGCACCATAGTAAGGTAATTTACAATGATATAAATTATCAAGATCTTTAAATTGACCTGGAATTGGTCTCATATTAACATAAATAGGAGTAGCAACTTTAATTTTCCAAGTTTCATAACCTTCTGGAATCCATTCCCATTCTAATTTTAAATCTCCAGCATCTCTATCAAACTTATAATTTTCATCAACAATAGTTTCTTGTCTTTCTCCATTCTCATCTTTATAAGTTAGAAATCCAATTTTTCTTAATGATTTCCATACTGCATGAAGTACAGGAATAGTACTGTTATCATCATAATCATTATATCTTTCATCAAGAGTAAAGAAATCCATATTATCATCATTGGTTCTATATCCTGACCAAGATTGATAAATAACATCAATATCATCTTTTGATAAATCATCACCAAAATATTTTACTATTTCAGATGGATGCATTCTGTATTCACAAGTTGCCCATTCTCCATCTTCAACAAATTCATTATCTGGTGAATTATCACAATTAAATCTCATTGAATTTACATTCCATGCTTCTGGCTCTCCATTTAATATACCTACATACATTATACCTTTTGCAGATAATAATCCATGTTTAAATGCTTTATTAAATTTTCTTCTTAAATCACACTTTTGAGTTAAGTATTCAAGTAACTGATGAGACATCACTTCAGCAGGGTCTTGATGTTCTCTCTGCATATATTTTTTAACTTCAGCAGGAGTTTGTGATTGAGTTTCTTGCTCTATCTGTTGTTTTATTTTTGCAATTTCTTCTTCAGATAACTGACCACCTTTTAGTTGTTCCTGATATTTCATTTCAGTTTGTTCTCTAATAGGTTGCATTATCTGACTGATAACAAATTCTCTAATTCTCTTAAATTCTTCCTGTTCTTTTCTTGTAGTAGCTTCTGGATTAGTAGCAACAACTTTCCATGAAAATGGTCTTTTCATTTCCATACCAAGCATTGCTTTAATTTTACCAGATACAATATCTCTATTTACCATTTTGGCTGGCAATTCTCCAGCTTCTGCTCCAAATGGTTTACATACATATTCAAAGTCAGAAAGGTCAAGTATATTATTGAATAAATCATAATTTACTTTTATTCTTTTACTTTCAGCAATGTTTCCAAATCCATAATTAGTATCATTATGCTCTACATCAAGCATATCAGTTTGCTCTTTATACCATTGCTTTTTACTGGCATTCTTTTGTCTCTGACTTATTCTTTGGTTTTGTTTTATTTTCTTCATAATAAACTCTAATGGGATTTTTCTATTAGATAATTAATTATTCCATATTCTCCTGGGTATTCTTTCTTAACAATTTTTTTTATATGTTTAAACCATTTTCTTTCTTTTTTCCCACCCCAAATATGAACATATCCCATTTCAGTCATTACTTCTTTATCCATAAGATTTGTCATATATGTTGTTTTAATTCCCATTTGATTGGCAACACAAGCAACAATATATTGTTCAAATATAATACAATAACTACCTTTATTTGTTATATCTTCCCAAAACTCTTTATTATTATCAATCAATTCAAATGCTTGTTTACAATATTCTTGGTTAAATTCCATATTATTTGTACCATATATACCCATACAATCTGCATGATTAACTTTACCCCAACTTTTTGGAAAGTAAGATGCTCTTGAATTAATTACATTAATTTCATTCAAATATGCACTTTCAAACCATCCACCATCTTCAGGATTTTGACAAAAGAAATCAGCATTTAAAAAAGTATCGCTAAGTGGTTTTGTTAGTATAACATCATTATCTATATGTATAAATGGTTTATCTTGTATTTGATATGCTTTGATTTTACCTAATGCCCAAAATCCTTTATCATAATCTTTTAATTCATCTAAATCAGTTCTTATAGATGTAAAGGGTAAGTTTAATTTTTCAAATAAAGGAATAGAAATACTATCTGTTACTAATTCTACTTCATCAAAATGTTTTGCTGCTTCATTTACAGCAAGTACCCAGCTATATAAATGAAATTTTGGGTTGTACCAATTTGTTGCTTTTACTAAAACATTTCCTGTTGTGTTCCAAAAACTAAATACTACTTTCATAAACTATTTGACCAATTTAAAATAATTTTAAATCCTATTCCAGAATCATCATTTATAAGTTCTGAACAAAAACAACAATTTGAAAATACTCTGTTCATAATTTTAATTGCCTTTTTCTTAGCAACTCTTGGTAATTTTTTTACTAAAAAAGTAAATTCTCTACAAACTTTAACTGTTACTTTGTATCTTTTGAAATTCATTTCATATTTTTATTAATAGATTAATCTCTGGCAAATATACAAATTTAATTCTTTTTATACATATTATCAATCATTGCCAATAATTTTTTTGCATTTTTATGTTCTTTCTTTTTATCATATTCTTTTCCAAGCTCTTCTTCTTGAACTTGAAACATACACATAAATAGTGAAGATACCAAGTCAAAATTACCTTTTCTATTATATGCAATTAACTCTTCAAGTAATCTAATAGAATATATTCTATCTATCACTCTAATTTGGTTGCCATTTTCATCATAATCTAAAACTGATAATAACCAATCTTTTACATATCTTTCTCCTGCATCTTTAAGTTGAGGTGTCATGTGGCAACCATATACCCTGGCAACTTTAGATTTTTTTACATTTTTAGATATTACAGCATCTGGTTGTATTGCTAAAAGATTAAGTCTTTTTATTCTTCTAAAATAATTCTTAACACCAGTAACTTCATTCTCATGCATTATTGTAGTGTTATAAAAATCAGCAAACATTTCAGCAACCCTATCAATATCATCTGTTGATTCTAATCTACCAATATATTCAGCAACTACAATATTATGATATTGAGTACCTATATGTACACCTTTATATACTACTATTGCAGCAAGTGATGTACCTTCATCTTGTCTAATAGGGTCATATCCAATTTTGTATAATCCTTTAGGAGCATCAGGCACAGGATATTCATATATTACTGGACAACCTCTTTTGTCTGTAGGTACATGATAATAACTTGTGATTGGTGATGTTTTTCCATCAAGTATTGGTTTGGCTTCTACTTTACCTTCATTATAAACTAAATTGACAGGTGTTCCTTTTGTATTTTGCCAGTCATTAGCTTTTACTTTTTGTAATTGTTGATTTAATTCTACAACTGGAAAGTTATTAACAGATACAGCAGCAAATGCTTCAGCAGGTCCAAGAGGTTTCTCTTGCATTCTCTGTTGAATTTCAGTTGAGGTTGCTCCATTATCTACTAATTTCTTTCTGGTTTCAATTTCCAATTGTTTTGCAGCTTCTCTATTTGAATTACCTTGTTCATCATAAAAACCTTCCATATTCCAATTTATAGGATGAAAGAAACCTACTTTTTGTTTCTCACTATCTTCATCCCATATATTATTAAATGGTAATAATCCAAATGCTTCTGGTCTTTGAAACATATCTGCATAGTCAGCAGTACCACCTTCCATATCACCTGATGTACCAAATATAGTAATCATACCTGTTTTAATAGCACCTGCCATAACAACATCTTGAGTTGCTGCATAAGATGCTTTTAATAATCCAGGTGTACCAAATGCACCAGATTCTTCAAAGAATACCTCATCACCATCTTTACCTCTGGCAGCATCAGCATTATCTTTAAAAGTTAATGCTAATAACTCTGACATAAATCCTTTCTCTAACTTAATACCATTTTTATATTGAGTATATGATGCTCTAATATGACCAGCATTAGGTTTATTTACAACATCAGATGGCATTGCCCAACCAGTATTAGCATTAATAAAGTTTATATTACCCATTGCCATACTGAAAATACCTTTTGGATAAAGATATTTCTTATCATAAGCACCAAATATTGTTAAAGAATTAGGTTTTGTAAAGTAGTTATTTGAACCAATAGCTGCTGCTTTATATGAATAACCTTTTCTTCTTGATTTACCTACTATTAAATTCCATCCACCTCTAAGATAATCAGCTTCAATTTTAACTTCAAGATGTAGAGATTCAAATAACTTTTTAAGTTCAAGAGCTTGTGTAACACTATCTAATTCAAGTATTACCTTTTTATCTTCTTCATCATCTACTGTTATATCAAGAATACCATGTCTTGCTATTTCTCTAATCCAAAAATAATTATAATCTCCATCCCAGAAATCTGGAAAACCTTTTACTTTTTTAGATTTTCTTCCAGTAGTATCATCTACTTTAAGTATAGGACAAAAGTTTAAATAATGGTAGTGGTCTCCTGTAATTTTTGCTCCACCATAAGAGTACCCTTCAATACATCTTCTTCTTTGTTCTTGCCAGTAATCATACCAAGCTGGTGAACCCCAAGGGTCAGGACAATAATAACCATGTTTCATAAAATGATTACCTTCTTCTCTGAATACTTGAGTATTAATCCAAATACCATCTGGATTTCTTATTGAATCTAATCTACCTGTTGAATACTCTGACTGCATATTATTTTAAACTATTTGGGTCTGCAAAAGGACTTATTTCCTTATTACTTCTGTTTTTAGTTTCTTCAAATAATTCTTCTTCTACTTTTTTCTCTAATGCTTTAAGATTACTAAGAACTTTCTCTGTATCATTCAATGCAGATGTAATATCTCTTGGTTTCCAAATAGGTGTTTCAAACTTACCACCTCTCTCATTAATATCAACTGTATTAAAGAAATCTTGCATCTTCTCTGCTGCTGTTTTTGCAGACATATAAAAATTATAAGTAGTTGATGCTTCTTTTTGAAACTGTACAATCTTATCCATAGCAGCTTTAATTAATTCATCAGCTTCCCAATCTTCTTGAGTTATAACTGCTTCTATAATTACTGCTTCTTTCTTGTCTTCTGGGTATTGTCTATAAGGATTAGATTTTTTCATAGAGGTCATAAACTCTATATATGCAAATTCTTCTAAAGCATTCTCTTTACCTTTAGACTTATCTCTTTCCCATATCTCTTTAAATGGTGATATGAGTAATGTTTCTGCATTTGGAAATGCAACTTTTTCGTTTATTTCAAATAAAAATGCCATATATTAAAATTCTTTAATTAAACAATAATCTACTTCTCCTTGATTTTTTACTTTATCAAGTATATCATAATAGTCTCCAACATGATTTACAACTTGACAACCTACTGACCAACCACCTATAAATCTTCTCCAGAAACCAACATTCTTTTGATAAAGAACAGTATGGAAATTGATACCAATAAGACCAGAATACATTTTTCCCATTTCTTCAATCTTATTATTTTTATTCCAATCTCTGAAATATTTAATAGGTCTAATTTGTCTTAATGCTGGCATTCTTCCTCTATGTAACCCATATTTCCAAAGTCCATAATACCATTCATCAGTCTTTATAACAGCTACACCTTTTGAGTTATACCTATTATAATTTTTAAGTCCAGTTGTTCCAGCATTTGTTGTACCAGAAACTACTTGAATAAATTTTTCTCCTTTAAATAAATAAAATTTATCATCAAATTCATTATAAGTATCTTCATTAGATTGTACTCCAAGAATCCAATATCCTTTTGGTATTCTCTTAAATGAAGGTAATCTTTTTACTCTATTGAGTAATTGTCTGTCTGTGTAATTTTTAACTTTTGAATATTGTAGTGTCATAGTTTTGAGATTAATTATTATAGTCTTCTACTCCTTACAACTGAAGTAAAACTAAGAATATCATGGCTACCATCTTTATATACTACTGTTATTTTTTTAGTAGTATTGTACCAACCTTTAGCTTTTCTATGCTTAGGTACTGATTGTGCTTTATAGTTTACAGTTAATACTTTACTATTAACATCATATTCTGGTTTACTACAACCACAAGAAGAACTTATTTTTAATATCTCTGGTAATTCTTTTGTTGCTTCAAACTTTATTGTTACTCTTTGACCAACGAATAAATTACCAATATTTTTGTGCATTGTTTTCCAATTCATATAATCTAAATATTTGCAGGGTCTATATCAGCAATATAATTTACTCTTTTTTCATGTACTAGTTTATCATTATAAAATATATATGTACTAATAGAGTACACATTTTTTTGCAATTGATTTGTTATTGTTTTCTTTTGCCAAATGTTACCATTTATAACTACTGGTTTTTCTGATATAAATTTCAACCATTTATTCCATTTCATTATAGGTGGATAACAAGGTTTATCACAAGATTTATTTGCCATTTGTAATGCAGTTGTAGTACAACCACACATAATGCAAGAACCTTGGTCATAACATTTCTTTTCCATTGTATTAATTCTAAACTTAATCTGCTCTCTAACATTTGCAGATATTAACCAATTAAATTTAGAATAATATAATTGATACCTTATATTACCTTGTATATAAGCTATTATATTTTTAAGAGTTATCTTTTTCTCCATTTAAAAACTTTTCTAACATTTCTTTTAACTTAAAATATTGCTTTGGATTTATCTTATGAAATTGAAATCTTTTATTTATGTTATGTAACATATTTTTAGCTCTACCTTCATAAACTTGAAAAGTACCAAAGTATTTAAACCTTACAGTTGGTAGTTCTCCAGATTCCATTTCATCCTTTAAAAATCTCCAAGGACCAAAACAAATATCCTTAAACTGTTCTAATGTCAGATTAGGATATTTGTCTTTTTCCTGGTTATAGAAATCCTCAATCAGTTGATTGTTCTGTAACTTCATTTTCTTTTTCTATTGTTTCGTTAATTATTTCCTGTCCTATATTCTTTCTTTTTGTATTACTCTTTCGTTCTTTTTGAGATACAAAGTTATCAAATAATTTTTGAAGCTGAAACATTGTTGCTTCAAAAAGTGCAAATTCCCAATCTACATCATAAAAACTTTTTCCTTCTTCGTTCTCATATTCATATACAAACTCTGGTGCAACTTTATGTATGTCTTCAGGTTTGATAGTTCTAATCTGTTCAAGTAACAAACATCGTGCTACTATATTTACTGGGTGCTGTTGACTTAGTTTCATAATTAAAGTTTAAATTGGTTTACTGGTATATCTTCACTTCTAAATACTGGAATTTCTCTATAAGATAAATCACTAATAAGTTGTTTAGTATGATTCTGTCCAACTGTTTCATTATATAATCTATCCCATGTTTTAGGATTCATTACAATCATAGTTGGATTCTTCATATTTTTCATAAAGTATTCAGCAATCATAACTTTTAATCTATTAAAAGCAACATTGTAACTAAGAGTTTGTTTATCAAAATTAATATCAATGCTTCGTGGATGTTCCAATTGTATTCTTCTAACAATTCTTTCAAAGAGGTTTCTTTGTACTTGATTGGAAACTTCCCAATCTGGGTCTATAATCATCATGTCATAATTCAGTCTTCTACCTCTATAAACAAAAGCATTTTTTAAATCATTCATTTTTGGAACTATAATATGTCCATGAGTAAATAATTTTTGGATAGCATCATCTATCACTTGAGTTGTTTTATCTATTCTTCTCATTTTTTTAAAATTTTAATTTGATAACCCTGTGCAGGTTCTTGTGGTAATAAAAATGTTTTAATTGTTATCTTATTTGTAATTTCATTTCTATCTAATACTTTCTTATTAATCATTGATTTTAAATGATTACCTAATCCACCAGGAGACAAGTTAAGTTTTGTCATAACTTTTTTTCTGGCAACTGTATTAAACATATCATCTTCTATTAGATTTTTATCTAATGACATAAATGCAGCTAACACTTCAATCTCTTTGTCAGTTAAATATGTAGGTAACAAAGTGTTGATTATAGTTAAATGCTTTATGTAATAATCATCTTGCTTTAGGTGCAAAATCCTTTGTATTGGTTTCATAATTTATTCATTTAATATTTCATCTGCTGATTTTATTTTAATGTTTCTAACTTTTTCTAAAAGAATCTTAAATTCTTCTGGACTAATTAATATATTATCTGTATAACTTTCATCAGATAATCTCGCATATACACACTCATACATTGAATCATTACAATAAGTTCTTCCACCAACAAAGTCAACTACATCATTCATTTCTATAAAGATGTCAGCTATATAATCATCTTCACGAAAAAATTCTAATGAAGCTATACTTTGTATATCCTCTTGTTTGTTTCTTTCAAATGCTTCTTGGGAACTTGACCTTACTCTTTTAAATTGTACTATCATAATCTTAATTTTTAAACTGAAGCAAAGTTAAGAATAAAATTAATATAAATGCAAATTTTAGAATGAAAAATTTTTAATTTTAATTATTAAAGACCTAAAGCTAAAAGGATTATTTTGAAAATAGTAATTACACCAATTACATCTCTTACAGTATTACATTTATCTTGTAAAATAAATTTGTGGAAAACTTTTTTCTAAAAGTATTGATTATGTCAAAAAAAACTTGTAACTTTGCTCAAGTAGTTTTCACTACGATTGCTTTTGCAATCTAAAGTGATAACCTACAAAATCAAAGATTTAATAGGATAACTATATAGTTTTCTTTTTGGTTCTTTTTCTTTTGTAGATAAAAATTATATTACATCTCATATAATATCTACATTTCCACCCATTTTATATTAGTTTCCATATAGTCATTATACCTTATCAGGTATGAAATACTATTCATTATATTTAATTATACCCTTTAAGGTATGATAACTCATTCAAAAAAAAATAACAATCCCTATTATGTTAGCAAAAAATTTTTTTGGTAAAAAATTGACCAGGGTGTTGTTTTGGAAAATAGTGAGAATGTGGACCACCCCACATAAACACCCCCACTAATTTTTAGGATGAAAATACCCCCACCCATTTTCAGTATTAACTAAATTTTACAGCGATGAATAAATATCTAACTTATTTCACAATTGTAGTGTTGCTATTTGGTATGTTTGGTAGTTCTATGTTGTTGTTCTTGTTCAACTCAACATCTCTACCATCTGACATCTGTAGTGATTGCTATCCTCTGTCTCAAGAAGAAATCCAAATTCACAACCTTGCTACTCTTGTACTATGTATTAGTGCATTAGGCTTAATGGTGATTTGGATAATCAACGAATTGAAAGGTAAATAGTCCTTTCAATTCATTACAGGATTAGCTCACTTCAAAACCCCCACAAATTTTCAGCAATAGTGCTTTAACAAATTAAATACATTTATTATGACACATTCAGTTTTCACAATCAAATCAAGTACAGAAACCAAGAATGGTAACTTCTGCAACAAACTTGTAAACAAAGACACCATCTCTATTGAAACAGAATTTGGTACTGTTAAGCAAGAAAGACAATCAACTTACTACCTGTTTACCCAACAACAGAATGAAGTTGGTAAACAAGCAGGATTAAACCTTGCTCTGTTTGATGTGATTGAAAAGCCATACACCATCAAGAATGATGAAGGCATTGAGGAAGAAATCACTTTGAAATACTTGTACCCAAAGAGAGGTTAATAACATTGAGGGATAGACTAACACTCTATCTCTCTTGTTTTCTTTTTTATTTTCCCCACCTTAAAAACCCCCACTAATTTTCAATAATATTCTGATTAGTACTTTAGTCAGTACTATGTTTTTAATTATTGTTTAATTTATTAAAGAGTTTTATTATGAAATCAATACTTATAATTATAGTATTTTGTTTATTGTCTTGTAAAAATGATGATGTAGTTATATCTAATGATACTATTGAATCAGAGTATTGTTTAGAGATAATAGACCAAAACAAAGTTAAAGTTCATTCTCATAGTACTGATATAATATATATTATCACTTTTGATAAGGTGGAAGATGTATTAATGTTAGATAATGAGTAAAATGACAATTAAATTAATTGATTAAGTGATTAATTGAGTGTGTCTTAGCACTCACACCCCACTTTTAACTCATTTTCCCATTAGCCAATTTAACCTAACATATTAATTA